CACGGTTCGGCAAAAGTCCGGCGAGTTCCAGCCTCGAAAGAGGTCTAGCGCTCGCCAGAATCCGACGACTAGTAGTTAGCTAGCTAGTCGGAAGCTTCCGGACTCTCCCTCAGGTCAGCTTATGGCTGGCCCGACCACTCCCTAAAGGGGTGATCTCCATCCAAGTTTCATGCTCAACGCCTTGGCGCGTCCAGAACGTTCCAGGTGTTTACTGTGAACCATTGGAGATCTCTCTCTCAATGGGCCCTCAAGATGAGCAAGCTCATCTAGAGGGATGCTGGATGAGTAGCAGGGGACTTTACCCCTTAAACTACTACTCGCGTCCAACTTAAGCAAACACTTGAGAAGGGCACCAGTCCCACCGAGGGAATCCTTCGGGGGTTTGGCCACCACTACAAAGCCCTTAACGACGGGGCTTTGATGGCTTGGGTGAAGCCTGCTGTCAGAATACGCATCAGCGTGTTCTGCCAGAAAACTAACCCTGCCCAGCAGCGGGGAACTTGGTCTGATGGTCGGGAAGTGTGTCAGTAGCTTCCCGAGAAATCCATCAAGCCAACTCACTGTCTTCCAGTAACCACTCAAATAGAGTTGATTCCGGAGAGAGACAAGTGAGACAACCTCGCTAACATCCTGCCGTTGTGTCGGGAACACTTGCCGGACGCGAACAATACTGACATCGCGCCCATTAAAGTACTCCCTTCCACAAGACTCTCTGAACTTTCCAGTCCAGAAAGACTTGCTAGCCCCTACTCGAGCACCAAAATGCTCGAGGACGCTAACAACGGAGGTCACATTGTCTTTGGGGACGATCAAATCGTCTCCAAAGACGCGCACCGAACCCGCATACCTTTTCAGGTCTTTGCGGGAAAGCGGGGTGTTGAGCGCTTCTTGTATCCCCATGAAGATCAAGGTCGTAAAGACCATTGCTTCAAAGGGAAAACAGAGCGCCGAACCCATAGACGCAAACTTCGACAGGCGAATTACTTCACCTGTAGGAAGTTCCGCCCGCCGAGATCTTGTAGCATCGACAGCCCCTGACAAATGAGGCCATCTATGCAACATCGTCGAACGAGCTGATTCGAGACTCTATCGGATGCATCACTCAGATCGAGTGTAGCAGTTCGATTATTCATCGAACCAAGACGAGCGAGTTCCTGATTAGGAACTTGGTCATCAAAGCCGATAACCCTCGACAAGAAGTTATCTTGATCGAGGTGCGCAAGAAGTCGCTTAAGCACGGCCTGCTGCATATACTGCATACAGGTCGGCTCCATGGCGATCACTCGCGGAGTCTTCTGCGTCTTAGGAACGAGGGTTACCTTAACAGGAACCTCCGAACCAGGTTCGAGGAAGTCAACTCCAGCCAACTGGTCGTAAAAACGCCAGTTGGGAAGGAGATTCTCGCCGGCCGCGAGGCCGGCCTTCTCGAGACGTTCAGTCCAAGCTACCTGAATGAACTTTCGGTTTCCCTTAAGTCCATCTGCGGTAGAACCTGGACCGTGCCGTGGTACGTAGTTTCCAAGGTAGATATCTCTATCCACCTTGGTGAACATACGACCAAAGAGCATGTCAGACATACGAACGAATTCTCCAAGATCGCTCTTAGAGATTTCTTTGTCGGACAAACGGACTTCCTTCTCACAATCGATGAAATTCGAGACGGACTTTAGCTTGCGCGCATCACTGCACTCAAGCCCGATCTTGCCAAACATCAGAGTTAACTGACGAATGGCATGGATCGAGTCCGTACAAGGATCATCGACCAACACACCACTGTGCCGGTCGAACACACGGCTGAAGAAACCTCCGAGAAATCGGGGGAAACTTCCCCCGCGTTCAGTCATGAACGCAGGGTGGATAGCCACCTGCCCTTGGTCAAGCCATCTTTGGAACGACTTGCCAAGATCGGGTAGGGTAATCGTCAAAAACGATAACCCCTCATGTTCGACACGAGCCAGGACGGTATTAATGTCTTGGCTGGCGCTAGTGTAGCATTGGTTAGCCGATTCCTCGGCTAACCGGGACCAGAGTGACGTCAGGCTTTTCACTGTCCCCCCTCTCTCGAGAAGGTGTACAGATCCATAGCCTACCTCACAGGCTTCTCATAATGCTTTCCCCGGAAAGGGAAGCAGAATGAGAGCCACGGAGTATGAGGGATTGCTCCCTCAAAGCCTAAATGAGCACGTAGCAGAAATCCTAAGAGGCTTTTCGCCATACATAGGACAAAGCTACGTGATCAAGTCGATGATGGTTCCAACTACTTTGAAGAGGGCAAAGGCCATCGCCAGCGTTCTAAAGCTGACGGTGACTCTAATGTCCAAATCATTGAATTGGATATCATCTCGGCGGCGACGGCTAACGCCGTCGTCCTCGCTACGACTCGCCACCAATCAACTTGGTGATGATCGCATCCGAAGAGGCCGTCATCAGAGTTTTCACTCCGGTGTAGACCTGCATGATCTCGGTATTCGTATACCCGGCAGGCGGCGTGTCGACGACCAGATAAATGGCCGTACCGACACGAACGTTCTGCGCAGGCAAAAACGGATCCGGGGTCAGCTTCGCGTGGTCGAACCTCAGAAGATGTCGTGTCCTACCCTGTTTTACCAGGTTATGGTTCAACGACAGCTTCCAAAGGCCATCAGCACTAGTATACGCTGACTCGTTTCCCTGCGAGAAAGTTCTCGGAAGGGGCGTAGTCACCGCATTAATGGTGATGGTTTGTGGATCGGCTAGTGAGATAGGCATCACTCCTAGGGCTCAGGTCTTGAACCCCAATTGGCGTTTGACGCGGATCGCACTCCTCTACCGAATTCGGGATAAACCGAGCGCGGCAGAGATGGCCTTCTGCTGACCCGTCAGGGCAGCAAAATTGATGCCAAAACCGAAAGGTGTGGCCCTGCGTCTAAGCTTCGTTTCAGTAACGAAGACATAAGACTCAGGAAACGCGAGGTTACCGGGCTTAAGCCCGGTCGACCCCACATGCGAATAGGTGTCACGGACAGTTGATTTTTCCATGACATAGCCATAGCGCATCACAAGACCGTCGCTGGACCAACGTTGGGCGTTATGAATAACGTTACCAAGGTTGGCAAACCAGTCAACAGCCCAGCTCCAGGGAGTCAGTTCCCAGAGCACTTCTGGCGTAAGTTCTACGCCAAGAAGTTGTTCCGCTAATCTCGCATGTTCACCAAAAACATCACCGGTATTAGCCGGAAGATGATAGGTGAATGCGCCTGAAAACCAGCGGAAGATCGTCGTTTGACGAGTCCTCTGAACTGAACCTCTGAACGGGAAGACTTGGTCCAGGAGGGAGTTATCAGCCCCTCCCACAAGTGCAGCAACTGCTTGTGGTACAAACGTGCTGTACTCAGTCTTCACGATAGGTGGAAAACCATATTTCCGACGAACAACCTTGCCAGCATCCTTGATATACTGTTTTACGAGTTTATCAAGGTGAAGGACGCCAGATGATAAATCTGTAACGTCCTTGACAAGGGGCTTCCAACCGAATTCCGAATTAAGGTACTCATTCCCGGCGTTTTTGTAAACGTCACGGACACGAGCAGCCCGGTCCTTCCAGAACAGCGATCCCAAAAGTTTTGGGAGGCCGTCGTGGTAGGTATCGAGCAATGCGGTTGAAAAATTCGCGACCTGATTAGTGGGAGCGCACTTAGATATCAAATCCGTCCCAATGGCAGAGATCTGGCTTTCGCTAGATCGAGCCGAAGGAGGGAAGATATTCCCACCAAGACCAGTAGGCCGCACAGCACCATAAAAGGTGATGCGCTGCTGCTGGAAAATGGTGTTAGTGTACCACCCAGATGTCACACGCTGAACAACCGGTATAACCGGGGACTCAACCCACGACTTCTGGGTGGTAAAATCGCCACCACGATCAGGTTCTTCATGGAACAAACCGGATCCAGGATTATTCTCCTCGACCCAGGTTTGTCGCCAATTCGGATGGTTTTCGGACTCAGTCACCTGAGTCCCCTGAAAGGCCAGCCAATCCACGGAGTTATCCATGGTTGGCCTCTTGATTAGAGGTTTACCCTCAACCTCAAGAGTGTAGTAAGAGTTCGGACCGTGAAACGGAACCGATCTCCTACGTATTTGGCCCAAAGGCACCAGAGCTCCTTATGGTTCCCGGGAGATAATCTCCCGAATGAGTGTTGCACTGCGCCGGGGCCCCGCAAGGGGGCCCGGTGCTAGTGTAGCATTTTCTCGTCCTATGGTGTGTAAGCTCCCTTTCCGGGGGAGCTCACCATTGTTGGACGAGAGAGAGGGAGATTAAACTCCCTGGACCGAAAGGAGCTCCGGTGCATGGGTATTAAGCGTCGACCAACCACGTCCCTTAATTTTGGGACTGGTAGGATGTGGCAGCAATATCAGGGTCAGTTACCCCTGAATTCTGGTGTATCCAATGTCGCGCCTATCCAAGGGACTCAGGTAACTGAGTCCGAAAACCATCCGATCTGGCTTAGATTAGCCTACCGTAACAACCTCACTCTTGAGGATGTTAGCGGTTTTGGCGACTCTTTGTCAGATTACGGCGGTGCTTTTTCGATGAGGAAGCAGTATGTTGCTCCGCCCTGGCAACCAGTGCGGGCAAAACTGACTTCCCCTTACGACACACAGCGTCCTCCTTTTAGACGGATCTATGATGGTCCGATCTTTGGTTGGACGTCGCCTACGTTTCCTCCTTTTGCCAGTTCGAGTGATTCGGACATGGCGGGATTTGGAACGAAAGCGATTGCTGCGTGTGCACCGACCAACGGCATCGCCCAATTGGGCGTAGCCTTAAGCGAAGTCTACCGCGATGGTCTTCCCAAGTCTCTTGGGATAACCACGTGGGAGAAGAGGCTTTCCAAACTCAAGGACTATACTTCGTCCGCGGGTGAGGAATTTCTCAATATCGCTTTTGGCTGGAAGCCTCTTGCCAGCGACGTGCGTGATATTTCTAACGCCGTCGTTAATCTCGATCGACTTATGGAACAGTACGTTCGAGACTCAGGCAAGGTTGTCCGCCGTAGGTATAGTTTTCCACCTGTTGTAAAAGAGGAAAGGACTGTGGTTGTTCAAAACACTAGTGCCGGTATGGCACCTAGTGCGCTGAATTTCTATGATCCAAACCTCCTCAACAAGGGGCAAATGGTTCGTTACCGTTCGACTCGTGTGAGTCGCTGGTTTTCAGGCGCCTTCACTTATTACTGTCCCCCATCATGGCGGGATGGTTTTGTGGGGCATGTCTCTCGAGCTCGGAAGCTCCTGGGACTTGACCTGACACCAGAGGTACTTTGGAACCTTGCTCCATGGAGCTGGGCCGTTGACTGGTTTGTTAACGTTGGCGACATTCTCCACGTCGCCGACGCTACTGCCAATGATGGTCTTGTCCTTCGTTATGGGTATATCATGGAACATTCAGTTGTTCGTGATACATACCAATTCGAAGGTCCGTCTGGCCTTTGGGCCAGTTTCGGTGCAGTCTATCCGGCACCTGTCACTCTTGTTTCAGAGTGCAAGTTACGCCGGAAGGCTGGACCCTTTGGGTTCGGCATAACTACTGGTCTGACTAACCAGCAAGCTGCCATCGTTGCTGCGCTCGGAATGACTCGAGCGTAGCTCTTGATAGCAACACGATGCATAAACGCCAATCGGGGCCAAGACCTGGCCCTAGGAGTGCTGCCTATGGCATTTGCCGATCCGAGTACCATTACGATTTCGGGAACCGGAAACACCCTACCCAAGGTTTTTAACCAAGGGAGGGAATCCGCTTACCAATCCGCTGATGGTTTGATCAAGTTGTCCGCCAACCATACCTTTGCAAAACAAGGTAGGGAGCGGCACTTGGTTCGGCTCGACCATTCGAAGCTTACGGCTAACCCGTTTGACACGAGCAAGAATATGCAGGTCAGTATGGCGGTTTATACCGTCTTTGACTTGCCTCCTGCCGGTTATTCGGATGCCGAAGCTATCGCTGTGTTCGCAGGTTTCAATACCTACTGCACGGCGAGTTCGAACGCGATCATCGCCAAACTTCTTGGCGGCGAATCGTAGCGAGGTTCCCGATCCTAAGGTGCTAGACAAGGCCAAAAGCCAAGTCGAACGCCTGAAGAGTCGGGATCGCCGCGACGACCTCGAGTTCAATGAACTTTCCATTAACCTCAGGATCAGTTACAAGACTGTCCTGTTGGTCGTGGTTGTGTTCAACGTCGTCGAGAAAATCGTCAATGGTGTCGATTTCAGTAATGTGCTGTAGCCCCCGAGGGGGTTGAGCTGCTGAATCGATCTCATAGGCCCCGTTTCCCAACGGGTTCGTACGTCCGCGGTCACTGGAAGACGGGTGTCAATCCGTCCACCTACCGTGGGTGAGTGCCAAGGCTAGGGATCTGGTTACCTTCTATAAAGGAGGGTCAGTGAAAAGCCTGATAACACTCTGGTCCGAGTTAGCGGAGGAATCCGCTAACCAATGCAACACTAGCGCCTACAAGGACATTAATACCGTCCTTGCACGATTCGAACATGAGGGGTTGTCGTTTTTAACGATTACCCTACCTTCCTTAGGAAAAGCCATCCAAAAATGGCTTGACCAAGGAAAGGTCGGCATCCACCCTGCGTTCTTGGTTGAACGCGGGGGAAGGCTCCCGAGATTTCTCAAGGGTTTCTTCTGCCGTGTGTTCGATCGGAGTAGTGGCTCGTTACTTGACGAACCCTGTGTCGCCTCTATTCGAGCCTTACGTCAGCTCACGCTGATGTTTGGCAAGATGCATCTTGAGTGCTCCCCAGCACGTAAAGATGCGGCGATCAGGAATTATGTCTCGTGTGAGCAGGAAGTCAGATTGTCCGAGAGTTTCCTATCAGATAGGGATCTGAAGGATTTTACTCGCATTTCGGATATGCTGTTCGGACGGCTCTTCACCATGGTCGACAGAGATGTCTATTATGGGAGAGTCGTGCCTAAGCACGGTCCTGCATCCACTGCTGACGGTCTCTCCTCTAATGGAAAGTATCGTCAGTCAGTGTGGACTGATCGTCTTCAGCGGGTTTTTCCCGCTGAAGAGTTCCTTATTCCTAATCTACGCTATTGCGTGGATTTGGAAGGGTTGGACTTCCTCGAACCTGGTTCCGAGGTACCCGTTAAGGTTACCTTGGTTCCTAAAACGTTGAAGACTCCTCGAGTGATTGCTATGGAACCTGCTTGCATGCAATATGTGCAGCAAGGTATTCTTCGCAGTTTCCTCGAGCACTTCTCCAAGGATGACTTCTTGAAGAAGGTTATCGGATTTGACGACCAAGGTCCTAACCAGGACCTAGCGCGACAAGGTTCGCTTGATCAGCGAACCGCGACACTCGATTTGAGTGACGCTTCTGATAGGGTCTCCAATCAGCTTGTCCGAGCTATGTTGCACCGATGGCCCTACATGTTAGCGGCTGTCGATGCTTCACGATCTCGTAAGGCTGTCTTACCTGGCGGCGGAGTGATCCGTTTAGCCAAGTTTGCGTCGATGGGTTCAGCACTGTGCTTCCCGATGGAAGCAATGGTTTTCACAACATTGATCTTCTTAGGGATAGAACGGTCGCTTAACGAGCCCCTTTACCGGAAGAACCTGAGAGGGTTCTCCGGCTCGGTGCGCGTCTACGGGGACGACCTGATTGTTCCCGTGGATCATGTGACCACCGTCGTACAGACGCTTGAGCATTTCGGTGCTCGAGTTGGTCTGGACAAGTCTTTCTGGACTGGAAAGTTCCGAGAGTCTTGTGGTCGGGAGTACTTTAATGGACACGATGTCTCCTTGACTCGGGTCCGGCAAGCGTTTCCGACACGACGGCAGAATGCTACAGAGGTTGTCTCGTTGATCAGTCTCCGGAATCAACTCTATATGAGTGGTTACTGGCAGACTGTAAAGTGGTTGGACGGAAAGATTAGGGAGGTTATCCATTACTTCCCTGACGTCCACCCGCATTCGAGATCCTCTGTGCAGGGCAGGTTCTCTTATCTCGGCTTCCGTGCCGAGAGAGAGCATCCGTACCTTCATAGCCCTCTAGTCAAGGGCTACGTATTGGAGGCCAAACCTCCGCGGGATCCTCTCGCGGAGGGTGGTGCCCTGCTCAAGTGTCTACTCAAGCTGGACACGAGTGCTTGGTTAAGGGGTCAAGTCCCCTGGCACTCATCTGGCATGGAGTCAGACGTCAAGTCTGACTTCGCCCTTTGGGACAAGCTACCCGAAGGTAATGAGAAGCATTTGGAACGTTCTGGACGTCCCAAGTCGTCTGCATTAAAACTTGGGTGGAGCTCGCCCCTTTAAGGGTGCGATAGGACCGAT